CTTTAGTTATGGAGCTGAAGGCAAGCAAAGACCCGTTCTTGCAGGCTGTCGGCTATTGCTCTGCTCCTGCCTGCCTGTGGTATGGCAAGAAATGTCCTGAGATTAAAGGCTGCGGAAGATACCCAAGGCTTTCGGATGATATAAATGAGGCACGTATCAATGCAGATAATTGTTAAGATGTGAGGTAGTAAATGAAAAAGAACTTTGAAAAACCTGCTAAGGAGAATGTTTGGGACAGTCTTAGTGAGGATAAGGATAAATATAACGATATTATCGGTCATCCTAATCATTATTGTGAAGGTCGTAAGTATGAGCCTAAGGACGTTATTCGCGACTGGGATTTGAATTTCAACCTTGGAAACGTTGTGAAGTATATTTCACGAAACGGACGCAAGGAGGGAAATTCAGTCTTGCAGGACTTAAAGAAAGCAAGACAGTACCTTGATTTTGAGATAGCTTATCTTGAAAACAGTTGATACGCTTTTATAAAGCGTTGTACAATTTAGAAGAACTATGACGATAACAGGAAACGACCGCACAGTGTCTGTAAATCCTGCTGATGGGATTAAAGTAAAATCTTTTCGGAAATAACTTGACAAACTTTTGAAAAGTTTTATAATACTTTATAGGTGAGGTTTCATTTATGGCAGAAAAATGGAAAGACTGGTACATTGACAGTGACATCGTGCGTGAGGCTATGACCGACAGCTACGATGATGAGCTTGTCAAGGAGGGCGGCCTTGTGGTTCTTTACGAGAACGGAGGCTATTCTGACGGGACAAGATATGTCGCCCTTCCTGATATGAAGGGACTTATTGACGGCTACGGGCTTCGTGCGGCGACTATGGTCGAGGCTGACGTTCAGAGCGTAAACAATCTGCTTGAGGCTAAGGTGCTCCTTGACAAGGTGCTTGTAAGCATGAAAAGCGCGTCGCTTTCAAAAGAGCTGGCAGACATACTTGCGGCGCGTATCGGGACAGCTTCTGCTGCTTTGGCAGATATATGGCAGTCAATGTGCACTGCGGCAGGAATTAAGAGCGAGGATAAATAGAACTCGCCGAGTAGGAGGAATATATGAAAAGTAAGCAGGAAGAGCCTAAGCTCTTCTCAGTAAAGATTATCCGCCGTGAGGACGGATATGTAATCAATGATATGTGCAGTTATTGGGAACTTCACGAAGGTTTCCTCCTGCTTGTCCGCACGGACGGTTCCAGGGCTAAGTACGATTTAAGAGCCTACGGTATTGCAGGCGGCGTACACAATGGTATTAAGAGGGTAAAGTAATGGCAAAGACAACTAAACAAACTCCTATAAAGGCAGGTGTAGACACTAGGAGATTTCAGCACTCGCACAGGAAATCTACCGCAAAAAGATATGTGTGCGATATTTATGACGCCGGGAGCTACATCTGTAACGTTGACGGAACGGACTACATCTTCTGCGAGGTTCTTACCCGCAAGGCTAAGGAAGCAGGCAACGAAGGTGCTAAGAACGCTTTTTACCGCCTGTGCGCTTTTCCTGCTGCTGCTGTGCTTCTTTACGGCGTGCGTGCGATTGCTGTTGATACTATCAACGCCAGCGGGTATCTGAAAGTGAACTTCCACACAGAGATGGGTGAGGACAAGTTTACGGAGGTTAAGGAATGAGCTACTGCCTGAAAGAGGTTCGTGATAAGATAGAAATGAAACAGAAGCTCTTGGACGTTTTACCGAAGGCGGCAATTTATGAGCAGCTTGCTGAGGAGTGCGCTGAGCTTTCTAAAGCCGCGCTTAAACGCGCTCGTCAGCTTCGTGGCGACAACCCTACACCTGTGACAGAGAACGAGGCTCTTAATATGCTACGTGAGGAAGCAGGAGATGTAAAATGCTGCCTTTATCTGCTTGACGAGGAGTTTACTCCGTGCGATTATGAAAGCAAGATGAGCAGGTGGCTTGACCGCCTGAGAGTAGTCGGCAAATTGGAGGATTAAAAATGAAGCCTTGGGAAATGTTTAATTTCATCAAAGAAACCCATTTCACAACGTCAGGAGACCATGTGGACTGGGCGGTAATCGTTCACGATAATGACAAAACCGTTTATCTTGTATTTGAGGAAAGCAACGGTCGTCGTGACTGGATTAACAATCTCCGCTTCCCTGTGAAGATTTACAAGAAGCAGGAAAGCGTAATGCGCTGTGCCTGCGGCTGGGGGGATGCTTGGAAGAGCTGCAACGACGAGGTTATGAAGATGTTCATTCAGGCCTGCGACGAGCACAAAGAGTACACTCCCCATATCTGCGGTTGGAGCTACGGCGGAGCTATTTCCCTGCTTGCCGCCGAGGACTTCCACTACAGGACAGGAAGAAAAGCCGCTGTCACGACTTTCGGTGCCCCGAAACCTCTTTGGGGAAAGAAAACAAAAGACTATGTTAAGTCTTGCACAGGCGTTGTGCATCAGTATCAGCACGTGAATGATTGCGTGCCGCTCATGCCTCCGTTTCCGGGGTATTGTCTTGTATGGCCTGACAAAATCGGAAAAGGTTTCTCCCTGATTAAGCTGCTCAAGCCTACAATCTATCACTGCATTTACGGGGATGAGAGGCTGTATGATTGAGGTAGTTGATACGGTTATCACGGTTATGTTTGCGCTGTGCCTGATGTCCGTGGCAGCCGGAGTTGTCATCCTGAATCTGTCTGACAGGGAGCAGGAAGAAGAATTATAGGCGGAGCCGGATACAGAATAAGAAAAGCCCTGAGTAATCCTCAGGGCTTTTTCATTTGATTACTCTCCTTCAGGCACAAACAATGCCTTGTAGATTGCAGGAACATTCTCACCTACAGTGATAGGCGCGATTGCAATTTCAGCCTCGCTGTCCTCAGTAAGCTTCTCACTGTTCCTGTACCAGCCGTCGAGTTTCCAGCCTGTTGCTGCATGAGCGGCGAAAATAACCTTGTCGCCTGCTGTCCTATGAAACTGTCCCTGAGGGAAAGCCAAGCAGCCTGCTGCGACAGCTCCTGCCGGAGCGACTTCGGTCTGAAAATATACGTCAGCGTCAGCCACGTAGTCCTGTACGGTGTGCTCGCGCACTACCTGAGTAACGGGGTCGCTGTCTTTTTCAAAGACATGTGCCGCTGTCTCAGCCTTGTCAGCTATGATACGGCTTTCAACTCCGCTTGAATTGGTTACCAAGAATGATGCTTTTTTAACCAGCATTTTTCTCCTCCTCAATCTTTATCTGTACGAGACCCGAAAGAAGCTCCTCCGTGTACTCGACGCTTATGCGTTCCATTATTTCCTGCACCTGAGGCATTTCCAAAAACTGCTTGTTGACATCGCCGATAGCGGCGTTGATTGTCATGCGGCTCTCGTTCGCTTTCGCCTGAACATACTGCTTGTCGAGCCTTATGTTATTCACCAAAAGCCAGTACATTACTTGGTCGAGCATTTTCTCGAAAACGTACTTCACGTGCATTTCATCGGGTGACATTCCGGCCTTGCGGAAATCCGCCATCAGCTCCTGTTCTTTGCACAGGATAAATGCGTCAACAAAATCAACCTGACGCATCAGCATGATACGGGCGTCGTTTTCGCTCCTGCCTACTTTCAGGCCCTTTCCGTTGTACGAGAAAAAGCCTTTCTTGGAAAGCCAAGCCAAAACAACAATCGCTACGAGCGCGAAGCCCGCAAGGTACAGAAAGTTGGGACTGTTTACAATCCCTGTGACATTCTCCATAGTTATATCCCCTCTATTAAATTACCGCCGCTTTCTTTTAATATACCACACAACAGCCTTGAGTGCAACGTAAGCTGCGATAATTCCCCAAGTCAGGAGAAGAAGCCTGAGCCGCCTACTCGATTTCGCTTCCTCCCGGTCTAAGTTCATCTGAGCTTCCATCAGTGCCCTGTCCCGCTTGAACATCTGTGCTGACAGCTCGTCCGCATAGTTCCTCAAGTCGGCGCAGTTCTGAGACAACCCTAGCCTCAATTTCTCGGTGCTCTCTAGCCCAAGCTCTAAGGTCAGAATTGATTTCTCCTGCTCGTTCAACAGATTGTCGAAGGTCTCCCAGTTCGCTTCCAAGCTGTTCGATAAGTCTTGACTGTTCTGTGATTGTTTCCCGCTGCTTTGAGATGAGTTCTGCGTCTGACCAAAAGTTGTCTGAGGTGAGCTTTGTGCTCTTGCAGGAAATACAGAAAACAGGAAGAAGCATGATAAGAATACAAAGAGTCTTTCGCATCGCATTATGCCTCCTTGAGCTGGTAGTGAGGCCAGTCCCGCTTGTCAGTCTCCCAGTCCGCGCCGCACTCAAGCCCTGCCTCGCGTCCGCAGTCGCGTATAATCTCAAACTGTGCCCTGAAATGAGCCAAGTCCCATGTAGGATTTCCTTCGGCAGTCAGGGGAAGAATATCCATAGCCTTGCCTTCAAGATGCTTCGAGCGGAGCGTCCAAGTAATCTTGTAGTTCTGCTTCTCGCTCCTGAGAAGATAAAGGCCTGCTTTCACTCTCTTTTCATTTACCTGTGACAGGCTCTCCCTGCCCTGTGCATAGTACGCTTCCTGAACTTCTTTCTTGCGAAGTCCCTCGAAAACGTAATATCCTTCCTCGCCAAGTCTTTCGTCCAAAAGTTCACACATACGTGTGAACGCGAACTGTGCACGCCTGTCAAGCTCCGAAATCATTTTCTTTGTTCGTCCTGTCATAACGACCTCCTGATAAAATTATTCCACAAGCTCGACCGCGAAAGCAGTGCCGGGCTTGCCTCCGTTCGATACTGTCTCCGTGGCAACCCTTACACCGGAGCCTTCAACGGCTACCGACTTGAATACGTCGTCCAAAACAGAGACAGAGGAAATCTCCCCTATCATAGCCTGTGCCCATCTGTTGCCGTCATCAATATCCACGGGGTCAGCACCCTTCTGTTTGACTACCGCGAACATGGCTCTGTCTAAAAGCTCTTCTCTCGCGTCGTCAAGAATTTCCACGTCTGTAATGAGATTTTTGTTGATGGCGTTCCCATAAACAGGATAGAGGTCAAATATGTTATCGACGAGCACCTCAACGCCTGTTCCGTCAGGCTGCCATCTCTTTTCTTTCCTGCTTACCTTGAAGTCCATTTAGGCCTCCAATTCGTTTATGCGGTCACGCCATGCCTGACGTTCTTTGAGCACGTCCGCATATTCTTCTGCGGTCGCGCTTCCCTCAGCGATTTTAGCAGCCACGTAGTCAGTGTCACGCAGCTTCTGTTTAAGCTCTGCAATCTCAGCGAGCTTCGCTGATTTTTCCTGCTCTGCAATCTCAGCTTCCGAATAGCCGAACACAAGCTCGCTGTTTTCAACACGGACAATGCCGTTGTACTTCGAGGCAAACTCCTCGGCATCCATAGTCTTGAGTGGCTTTGATTTTATGCCATACTCAAGCTCCGCGCGTTCAGGAGAAGTCGAGCAAACGGCTACTCCATTGTCAATCCAAAAATATACCTTAACCTTATCAGCCATATATCCTCCTATGCTGCTTTCGTTCCATAAAGGTCTGCGAAGCCAGCTTTCTGCCTGAAGTTATACGTACAGACGTGTATCGCCCATCCGTTCATGCTTGCCGCCTTCTGCATGACTTCTTATTCTAGCACATTCCCTAAGCTCTCGCCTAGCCCGCTTGTGCGGGCGTGAGCCGTCAACTCGCCCACTACGCCACACGCCTAAGCGGAATAGCGGCCCCCGCGACACACACGGCTCGAACCGCGCCCACCGTCGTCGCCAGCCACGTTAGACCGCGAGCAAAGCGTAACACGAGCAACCGAACCACAGTGCACACCGGCATCCCAGAGACCGCCCGCGAGGAGCACGTATGGCAATCCATAGCTCTGTCCGAACTTGGCGTTGCTGTCAGCAGCAGTCGTCCACTGAGTGCCACCGACAGGGCCAAGCTCGTCAAGCCACTGCCACAGATAGCCACACATTTCCTCACAGCCGATGGCGGAAACCATGCGGCGGCCCGCAGTGTCAACATGACCTCCGACATAAGTCTTGTCAGAGCTTCCTTTGATATTGGTCGTCTCGTTAGAGCCTTTGGCTGCACAAGTGAATTCCCAGTCAGTGAGCAGGTTCTTTCCGACATCCGCCATATCCATTGAATGGAGCAGAGGAGTACGGCTTACCGTATGGGTTGCGGCACCCGCATTGTAGGCAGAGCGTGTCAGAGTTCCTTTTCCTGACTGCAAGTAAATGTCAATGGCTTTTCCTGTGTCTTGGTCAAAAACAACAGCGTCATCGACGAGGTTCACAGGGAAAAAGTCCTTGCACCAAATACTTTCAGGAATGATTTCTCCTGCCTTGTAGCCTGCAAGCGGGTGCTCACAGGTAACGACCTTGTAGTTTGTCACGCTAGTCACCGCTGTGATTACTTTCTTGTAAAAAGCGTAGAAATCAGGGTCAGTCTCTTTTCTGTAAGGCTTAACCATCATTTCCGTAGTGCCTGCTGTGACTGAGGCAGCAGAGGAAGCACGCATTGTCATCGTGAGGCTGTCACCGTAATCAACGCACACTGTATGGAAGCGTCCTGCAACTACGTCACCTTCGGCAAGCTGGGCGGCAGTCTTTGCCGTCATGCCGAAATTCTTTCCGTCATAAGTCAGAACTGCGTAGTAATCAACGCCGTTTGAGAGCGTTCCAAGGTCAAAAGAAGTGTCCTCGGCAAACTCGTGCACAACGTCATATCCGCTTACTTTACCGTTTACGGTCACACCTTTCTGAATAATGAGAGCTTTATGATTATTCGGGTCAAAGCGAAGCCATCTGTACTGTCCGTTTTTCGGATTGAATACGTCAGAGTACATCACTTTGCGGGGAACTACCTGAGTACCGTCAGCCATCTTCAAAATCTCAACGCCTTCGGTCGTGTCCTTTTCTGTAAAGCCCTGCCCTGTAAGACCGAGTGTGTTTTCCTTGTAAAGAGCCTGCGAAGCGTCAGGAGTAAACCAAACGGCAGCCGAAGCGTCATCCGGGCAGAATACGTAGGCAAGAGTCGTTCCGTTAGCCGTAACTGCTTTTCCCTGCTTTATGAGGACTTCTCCTCCCCAGTCAGTTACTTTCATGTATGCTGTTCCGCTTGAGAGGGCAGGGAAAGAAACTCCCAGAACGTCTCCGTTCAGGATTACAGGAGAAGAGAACCATTTTCCGTTGACACAAACAAATTCAGCGTCCGCGAAAACGCTTTCGTCAAAACCGTCATAGAAAATGTCAGTGCTTGCTCCAACGTTGATTTCAGTGCATGTAGTACCGCCGTTAAGGTTAGCTATTTCAGTCAGAACTCCAGCGTTGTTCACCAAAAGCTGACCTGCTCCGGCATAAACCGTAGCCGCGGCAGGAAGAGTAACGTCAACGTCGTTTACGGTGATTGTCGAAGGATTTGTGTAAAGGACGTTCGCGAGGCCTCCTCCTGACTTTCTCACAGCGATTACCGCACTTGTTCCTGTTGTCTGACTGAGCGTCCATGCACGTGTCGGAGTAAAGCCGAGCACAGTATTGAGGTTCGGCTGAATATAAACACGTGTAGCTGAGAGCATGGCAGGATAAGGCATAGCGTCAGTCCATGCCGTGTCAGACGAGTGCATGATGTCGATAATGTCGTCGCTCGGCATACCGCTTTCGATATGGATATATTCCATCTCGTAGTGTGTCTCGCTTGTGTCAGGGTCAACGTACTGCTTTTCGTGGGCATAGTACAGGTTTCCGTCAGTAGTCAGGATATGAAGCCTCAAGAGGTCATCACCGTCAACAGAGGCAAGCACACGTCTGATTGCCGAAGGGATATTGAACTCATGTGCCGGGAGCTTTGTGTTTCCTTTGAGAACGTAATCGTCTCCGTCTCCTGTCACATAAATTACAGAAGGCATTGTGGAACCCGGCTCGTTGATTGCGCGTATTCCTGAAGCCACCTTGTTTCCGGCACAGCCTGTAAGCTCGCTCTGAACTCCGCCGTCAGCGTGGCGCATGAGATTGTAGTTTGCGGCAGTCGCGTCTGTCATAAGGGTGTCTGCCTTCGAGATTTCCTTAATCTCCGTGGAAAGCTCACGAAGCTCAGTTTTTCCGTCAGTAATGACTGTGAGCATGTCGACAAAGCCTGCTGCCTTGAGGCCCACGCTTACTTCTGTTCCTGTACCACGGATTGTAATGCCACTGAGTTCTGCACCAAAGCCTGAGACAGCCTGTGTTCCGGCATCTGCGAGCTTGAGCGTTCCGCTCAAAGTGTAGTTTCCCGGCTTTACCACAACGTATGTGTAATCGTTGCTGTCGTCAGCGTCAAGCCATTTTTGAAGGCTTGCGTTGTCAGTTACGACGTATGTCGCGCTTCCTTCTGCTCCGAGAAGGTTAGGGGTCTGTATCTGATGTTCGGTTCCGTCAGGGGTGAAATAAGTAATTCCGAGGATGTAGCTTGTCGCTGTGTCCTCAAGAACTTCCACTACGGCGGGGTTGCCGTTCACTCCGTTGTTTCCTCGTACTCTTCCGAGGTCAAGTCTTTCTGCCATAATATATGTCCTCCAAAATATTTTTAAGGCGTTAATCGCCGTAGTTCCATACCAAGTGTCCGTCGAGCGGGTCTGAGCTGTCGTTCACAAGCTCCATGTCAGGAGGAGTTGAACCGTTGTAGTAAAGGATAAGATGTCCTGTATCTACAAGCTCGCTCGCTCCTGTGTCAGGGTTAGTCCTGTAAATATCCTCAATCCTGAAGGCAAATACACCTTCAGAAACGCCGACAATCTCAAGTCCTGTAGGGCTTTTTGAAAGGTACCAGTCCTGCAAAACTCCGTTCTGAGTAAGCACGCGGGTGTATTCCTTTCCTGCCTCTCCCGATGTTCCGACCATAAGCGTCTGAACTTTAACCATGCTTGAGTTTCCTGTAACGGTCAGAACAAAGACAGGGGAAGCCAATGCGGCTACTGCGCTTGGAAGTCCTGTGAGGGTACGTCCGACGTTTTCGTTTGCCGTGAAGTAAACTCCTTCAGCCATGAGCGTATCAAGGTTCTGTCCCTGAGTTATAGGCTTTGCAAGCATTGTAGCTTCGCTCATCTTTGCCCAGTGCGCGGAAGCAGGAGGAGCTACGTTCTGAAGGTACTCAGGACTTGAGCTTATTCTCCTGAACCAAGTGTAGACAGGCACGCCGTCAACCACACTTATTGTGTAGCAGATAGCGTCTACAGGGTACTGAGTTCCGGCATCGTACAGTCCTGCGTTCTCGGCGGCGTACTGCAAGAAAGCGTCTATGAACTCGCCTGTCTTTTGGTTGAGCTTCCTGAGGTTATATGAGAAGCGTCCTAAAAAGTGATTATACGCCTCACGCGGGATAGAAGCACCCTGAGCCTGAATACCTTTTTTAAGGACAGTCTCATTGTAGGTCGTATAATCTTTTGTAGGGACGTTCTGCGCCCTGTCAGCATCGTAAGAAGCTACACCCTCGATGTCATTGTCCTCGAAGGCGGCATCCTCATATCCGAAGTTCGCAGGTCGTCCTGCGTTGCTATCCATTCGTGTAAGCAGGGAACGTATGTTCCTCACCTTATTAGCTGTTGCCACGTATTTCCTCCTCACTTCTATAATGAAGCCTGAAATGCTTGAACTTCATCTGCACGACCTGCTGCCATGCAAGATATTTTCTTTCCCTTGTCTGATTGACAGCATAAGGGTCAAGGTCATAATAAACATCATACCAGTCCTTTTTCACGCCGTCAATTTCATGCTGAACGATGTCGATGTTCTTCATATAGCCTCCGCCCAAAATCTGCGTAAGCTCAAGGAACGATATGATTGATGTTCCGTTGTATCTAATCCACTGAACCGCTTCCAAAAGTGCCTTGTAGGTCACAACGTCCAAAGGAAGCTCTTTGGAGTAGCTGTGCTCGAAAGTCAGGAAGCTGTCACCGTAGAAGTCGATATAAACGTCACCCTCGCTAGGATATGTTCCATCCGGGTGCTCGTCACTAGGGTAATAGTGGAGCACGCTCTCATCAATGCTTCCGTTATCACGGTAGAGCTTTGCTCCTGCCAGTACCCAGCCTATCGGTCGCTTTCCGGGAACTCCCTCATTCACACGACTATCAGGGTGAGTAGAGCGATTTGTGCTTGAAGCATTTTTATTGATGTCGTTCGCCTTGTCATTATGTGCGATACCGTCATTAAAATACTTGAACTGCTCCTCGCTCATGCTGAAAAGACCGCGCTCACTTATCTGCTGTCCGCTCCTGCCTATCGTGCTCTCAGTAAATCGGATAGACCCCATGTTTGTTGTGATGTACCACATAGGGCCGAAAAGCCCTGCAACTTTTCCTATATTGAATATATCATCCTCGCGGATTGCAGTCTCGCTTCCTGACACGTCCTCAGGCAGCTTCCACTGAAATGTCGCGTTGTAGACAAGCTCCTCAATAAGCCCTTCTGTCTTTACATAAATGTTGAGAAAAGTACATACAATGTTTATAAGCCAGCCGTTAAGCTCGCCCCTGAAAAATCTAAACGGCTGCTTCATCACGAGCCTCCCAAAACATTAGGGATTGAAAGAGGAGCAGCCTGAACAGGCAGCTTTGGCATTTTCGGAAGATTTGACGGGTAGCTTGGTGTCGGAACGTCAGGAAGCCCCGAAAAAGGCAGGGAGAGACCGAACCGTTTTGCGACCGTGTTCACTGCCTGTACCATTATGTTCGCTCCGTCTTTGAGCTTCGGAAGCTGTACGCCTCCAAGGTCAATGTCGTCAATTCCTCTCTGAAGGTTCTGAGCAACGTCGTCTACGCTAGGTAAATCCATTTCCGCCTCCTTAGATTACCGTTACAGGTATGAGCATGAGAAGCTGAAGCATGAACCATGCACAGCTTTGGAGCCTCATTTCAAGAGTATCTCCGCCAAGCCTGTCTACGAGAGTGACTATTTTTGTCGAGGCATCGTACTTGATGTCCATAGGGTGACAGTTTCCATATCCGTCAGCTCCCGGCTTGTAATCACTCGCACTTCTAGTATACCTATAACGTTTCTTTTTATCCACTGAATAGCGGTACTTTATTCTCGCAAGCACATAGCGTGAAAGACCTACTCCTGACATGCCAAGCTGGAAATTAAGCTCTTTTCCGATATATGTCAGGCTCTCAGGGTCTGTCCATCTGAAAAAGTTTCCCGCAGCGTAAACAGGTGCACATACCTGAACGGAAATCTCCTCAGGCATGGCCTGAATAGCATCAGGGCCGTCAAGCTGTGCTGTGTATGCAAGGGCAGGAGAAGGCTCCAAGTCGGTAGCTTTCTTTACTGACATCTTGTAGTCAACGCCGCCTATCTGAACAGTATGCTCGCCTGCCGCGAACGTGATGCGCGTATTACTTGAACTGTAGATGCTTACCTGAACAACAGCCGGAGTTCCGCTCTCTCCTGTTCCTCCTGTGTCATCCTCTACAGGAGCGTCGGTTCCTTTTGAAGTCACCTTGCTTACAAATCCGTGAACATCATTTTCCGTAAACGTTACAGTGTCATCAAGCTTCACATTCTGCTCGCCGTCGGCAGTCGCTACCGCCTCAAGCGTAATTAAGTCACCGTAAATACTCTTTGTGTTGAGTGCCGAAAGGTCTACGCCTGCTTCAACAGTCTCACTGTCTCCTGCCACCGTCTTTGCAGTGATAGATACCGTAAAGATTGTCGGAGCAGGTTCCTCGGCAGGAATATACTCAGGAGTGTCAGGCTCGCCCGAGGCTTCGTGTCCTTCTGTTCCCTGTCGCACGTCAGTAACGATAACTTCCGGGGCATAGCCGTTGTTCAATTCCAAAAACAGCTTCTTGCCCTTCACAATATTTGCATCAGGAGCATTTGTGGTTGATGTATATGTCGCTGTCGAGCTTGAAGGCAGGAACTGACGCTCAACGAGCACGACGTCTCCGCAAGGCACAGCTGACGGATTGTCATAAGTTTTCTCAGGGTCGTCAAGATTGTTCCAGTTTGTCACGCTTCCGTCACTAGAGGCACGGAGAACAATTCTGAGCGTGTTTCCCTGAATGTCACTGAAGCTCGGCATAGTATCGCTGTCATAGATTGTCTTGTCATCGTCATTTATGAGCTGAAAAATAAACTGTGGGTAAAATGCCCGTGCAACTACAGGGAACGTAGCGGCAGGCGGGTGATGGTTGATTGTATCTACAAGCTCCATCACAGCCTCGTATATCGCCTGACAGTAATCCATAATCGGAATATTGTACAGGACTAAGTTCGCTGTAGAAGGCACAAGAGACGCAAAACCCTCGCTGCTCATCCTATCTGTGCTTGCGTATGCGCCGTTTAAGGCAGGAAGAGAAATATCATTCTCGCTTGCTGTGGCACGTACCTTGTCAGTAAGCCAGCGAACAATCATCTTGTTATCACTGATACCATTCGCAGCGTATCTTGCCTTTTCCTTTGCACTCATGCCACTCATTACGGCACTATTCATTTCTGCTACGACGTCCCACGGAAGCCTTGTCAGAAGTACCATGAGCATAGGGAATATAACCGACACGTCAATCTTGATTGTCTTGTTTGCGGTTCCGCCTGTTGTATTGGTTGTAATGAGAACCTTTCTTTCCTTAGCATCATAACCGATTGAGCCTAAGCCGACTTCTTCACGGGTACCATTCAGGGAAAGAATGAAGCCGCTTACGCCACGAGTGAACGTCGGCGGCTGATGAGGTATCATATTTGCAAGTTCTTTCGCGCTCTCGTACAGCCACTGCATACAGTCCATGTAAGGAATGACTGCAAGCCAGCTGTCATCTTTAAGCGGGAACGGCCACCACGCAGGCGGCCACTGCTGTTCTTCGTTAGCCATCTGCTATTCCTCCGCTACGAAAGCAATATCCTGAAGCTCAGGAACCATGAGTTTCGGTATCTGAATGTAAGGCACTGTGACAAGCTCACCGTTCTGCATATCCTGAAGATACACTTTCAAAAGTGTTACGCCTTCAATGCCGTGCTCCTGAAGTGTCTCATAAAGCATAGGCTCAGTTATGCTGTCAACGTGCTCAGTCATAACCTTATACTTTGCCAAAAGCGCGTTGAAAGCTGCCTCAACCTGTGCATCAGTTTTCAAGCTACTATCGTAATCATAGTAAATTGTAAGCCAAAAGCGTCTCTTCGCGTGTGTCATATAGTAGACAGGGAAGCGACCGTTTACGAAAAGCTCGTTCTCGTACCATACGACCTGCTCTGCTGTGGTCATGTGTGTTCTGTAAATCTCATGCGCGAGCACGAGCTTTGCAAGTTCTGCTGTCGGGCTTCCTGTAAGGATAATCAAAAGCTCGTAAGGCGACAACACCGAGCCGTCATCAAGAATAACGTCCTCTTCTGTAGGATTGAAGATAAGGTTACAGCCATAAATTGTCGGAAGCGCGTTTATCTCTGCCTCAAGCTCTTTCAAGCTGTCGTGCCGGGTAATATCTGTCAGGATGCGGTTACGTGCCTCAAAGAGTGTCTCTTCGGCGCGGCCAAGAGTAGAGGAATTGTCGAGTGCCTCAAAGGAGAAGGCAGAAGGAATGGTAGACCCTTCCCTGACTACTACCGAGGCATTGGTTTCGCCTGAGACAGGGAAAGAACCCTGCTTCTCACTTGCAAGAACCATGATAACGAAAGCCTGAGGAGCGACTGCCGTGTCGTCCTGAAGTTCGTAGGTAAATATGTCACCGTCAACCGAAGTATACTCGTAGGTTCCGGCAGGAAGAGTATAGCTCTGAGAGAGGTCATTATTATAGCATATCATGCGGAGCATACTTGCCTTGCCTGAAATGCGCTTTGTTCCTGTAATGAGCATTGTGCTTTCAAGGTCGTCCTCGGCACAGTATCTAGGGTCGAAGCGGTACTTGAGCGAGAGCACTACGTCCCTTATCTTTGAAAATCCCGCTCCTATTGATTTTAGCACCAAGTAAAGTTTATTATTATTGTTTCGCCATATTGATTTAGGTGCAATCTCAGCGTCGAAGCTGTCACAGAGGCTTGTAGTCTCCTCATCAATCGTTTTGACTTCAAGTGCCATTTTTTCCTCCTATTTCATTGTAGCACAACTAGCTTATATTTGCCATAGTTCCTGTTCCGACATATGCACTGTGGCTTCCTGACATGCTCGCTCCCGGCTTGCAAGTGACAATCCAGTCACACACAGGCTTGAAAATACAGTCCATCATAGCCGTCTGAAACGACGTGCCTTCAGGAAGGATGAGTGTCTTGATTGTAAACGAGCCGTCGGACAGGGAAAAACCGCTCGGGGCCTTCCATTTTCCTGTTCCAGTACAGCTCATAATCTTCCCTGACAGCCCCGGATTTAAAGTTCCCGGAAGTCCGAAGTCCCATGTATCAAACTTAACCTTGCACGTGTAGCTTGTCACAGGGTCAGTAGAACCGTCGCTAGGTCGTATGCCTGACCAATTATATGTTGCCTCAAGATTTGTCTCAAGGTATTCCTGCATGGCCTCGGCAAGAACTTTCATGTTCCTAGGATTGTCCTTCTCCTGAGGGTACTGGTTTTGTGCATAATTGAGGAGTTTTTCCATACAGTAGTCATTCATATCCTGAGCGTTTATGGCCATATTATTTTCCTTTAAGCATAACTATTCCGCAGCTTGCACCACCGTGGGGCATACCAAACGGACAGGTAGGAACTGCATTAGGCTGCCAAGGAGAAGCGTCTCCTGAAGCGAGCGTAAGCCCTGAGGCACTCTTAATCTCGCACTGACCGCCAGCGTCAACCTTCACGTCTCCGCTTGCCTTTATATTTGCATCTCCCTCAATGTTCAGGTCAACCTTGCCCTTAACAGTCAGGGAGAAATCCTTATCAAAGCTCACGGAAGCTCCGCTCTTGCTCGTAAGTGTAATGTCGCTTTTCTCATCAAGCGTAATGTCAACGGCAGCAGCCACACTGTCCCCGGCATTATTGTTTCCAATCGTAATCTTTATGTCAGCTCCGATTGTCTTTTCCTGCTTGCTCATCATGCGGAGTGTATAGGGCCTGTTCTCCAAGACATCGACGTTGATAGGATGCTCAGCATTGTCACCTGATACAAAAGAGAGTGCAAAATCATTATAAAGCGTTGTATCAACACCGCCTGCGGCAACCAAAGACAGGGAAGGAGTCTCAGCTGTTCCCTGAAAAGTAGCCATAAACGCGCTTCCCATCTGAAGCGTCCGCATAAGAATACCCACGCACGACTGTCCGTTATATCCCTGCTTTGCTCCGTGAACCTGCTCGGTTCCGCCTGTAAGAACCTTATCACTCCAAGCGTCAAGCCCTAAAATAAGCACTTGGTCGCCTACGAGAGGCGTAATATTGCATTGAAAAAGCTGAGAGGACAGGGAAAGAAGCGACACGTCAACGGTCTGCTCCATGCTGTCACTTTCCTGCACAGTATAAGCTACGCGGACATTTACGCCGTCGAGCACTTCACGCACCACACCGTAGGACACGATTACCATGTTGCGTGCCCAGTCGAGAACCGTATCAGTCTGTCCGGCTTTAGCCATGTCAAAAGCGTTTATATCCAAAGCCATCACTCACCTTCCTTGCATACAGGCACAGTAACCTTGTCTCCGATATGGAGCCTCGGTAGTTTCAGTCCTGCCAAAACACCTACACCGTCAGCGTCATCATCTGTCGAAAGTAACGAGTTTTTGCTGAGCAAAAGCTCAACACCCGCCTTTGCACTGTAAACTCCTCCCGGAAAAGCAGATGCAACGTCAGAGAGGAAGTCCCCTGTCTCAGGGTCAATCCAAGTCTTGCCACCGTTTCCGATAGTCACTTTAGCAAGTGCCTCCCAGTCCAAGAGCGTTAAAGTCCCGTCAGCTCCTGTAAGTGTGATTTCCTTTTCAACCCACTCAGCTGTCTTTGAAAGCTGCTTTTCCTGGGGCTTCTCAGGAGCCTCAGTCTCTCCCGGGGCAGTGTCAGCGTCAACGCATACTGCCGTGCACATATTTTTGTCACCGTCAGTATCAAACTCAACGTCCGAGTATATTACCTTGTACCATTTATCTTCTTTATGCGGATAGTAAAATCCCGTGAGGCTTCCAAGCAGGTACCTGTTTGTAAAGCCTATAAACATTCCTGTAGACAAAAATCCTATAAACGGCAGCCTGAGTGTTCTAGTTCCGTTCACAGTCCTGTCAAAAATGGCAGGAAGAATTATCGGTCTTATCTTATCTGTCGCCATACCGTACTCGTACATCTCAGGGTCGGTTTTATTCTCGAAAACCTCTTCCTTTGTCTCGCTTTCATGGCAGAGCATAATCGAGCCGTCAATACGGATAAAAGGCTTCAACCCTGCCATGACGTACTGTTCGATTGCCTGTATCTGAGCTGTCACTGTCTCCATAGGAGGAAGGGCAGGAATTGTAGTCTCCGAGCTTGTCGCGCCACTAGAACTTCTGATTATGGAAGCCTCTTTTCCGTTTTCCCGTACCTTTACAGAAAGCGTAAGAGGAACTCCGATTACCTCAGCGTCCTTCACATCGAGCACGCCATAGTCATTGAGCTTTACCCCACACCACTTTTCCTTTGTGCTGAGCGAAAGATTTTCTTCCTCAGTAAGCAGGGAAAGGTTCCCGTCATCATCGCGCTTGTAGCCGTAGACTTCATATCCTGCATTGTTTCCGTCGTCATCGGTAATCTCACGCCACTGAACGTCCGAGCGGAAAAACCGCTGCGTGATATATGCGAAGCATATCTTGTGCATATAGTCCCTCTTATCAAGAGGGAAATTATCATCTTTCTTAAAGTAGTCCCCGAACCAGCCTACAAAATTATCTTTTTCAACAAACTTCAGGCCCTTCTCAGCGTTACCCACAATGCAGTGAAAGTATACTGTCCTGTCAGGCGGATTTGCCTCAGGCCAGCTGTCAAGCACTTTTACGGTGGCTGAGAAGCCTGAGTTTATGAGGTCGTTCCTGTCACGGATAACAAAATCATCGAGGTCATAAAACCTCTTGAGTGCGTCATCTCCTGAATACTGCACCTGCTGAGGCCATGCCCTGAACTGCGAGCGATAGCCCATATTTATCTTGATTGCGACAACAGGATTTCCTCCCCGAGTATCAGCAGTGAAAATCGCAGCGTCTCCGTCAGTAAAAAACAGGTTTGATATACGGATGTCACACTTTAGGACTGTGTTGCTTCCTTCCTGCTTGTATGAAACAGAAATAGAAGGCTTCTGCCTGATTGTATGAAATTCATAGTGTGACTGACCTGTCGAGCTGTCAGTCTGTTTCACAAGCTCATAATCGCTTCTAACTGTGATTGATGAGCCGTCCTTACGCATGAGCTTGAGGTTTATAATCTTGTCATAAAGTGTGTTGCCGTCAAAGTTTATGGTCTTTACGCCCCTAAGAACTTCGCCCGGATTAGCACTGTTCAGGGAAAAAGGCATTACTCGTCACCGTCCTCATAAAGCCATACGGTGACTTTATCCATATTATCTTTGTTCAAGGTCTTGCCTAGCAGGGAAGCATCGTCAGGGATTACTCCGACGGTGCCGTTTCCCATACCGATAATACAGCTTTGAAGCTGCGCGTTCGTAGGATTTCCGTCAGCATCTATGTCGCGGGTAAGGATATTGATTTTATTGATACGGCCCACATGTGTCGAGCCTTCGTACTCTTCATCCACAATCGTAAACAGAGCCTGCTTACTGTCATCAGCACCGTATGAAATCAGGAGCTTGTCATTTACAAACTCGTCTATGTTAAGTCGAACTTTCACTTGAAGCCTCCTCCTGCTGGAACGCAGGCATGTTTGTTCCCATATTCTTTACTCCAAAAACCTCTCCCCAGTTGTCTGTGTAGCCCTGTACCCAACCTTGGTCGGCTTTCTTGACAACGCCCGTCACAGGGGTCAGGGAAAGAAGCGGTACTTCTTGGAAGGTGACCTGAACGCGCCAAACTCCGTCCTCAGTTCCTTTTTTCTCTGCTGCCTTGTTCGTGATTACGCCATACTTGTAGTCATTTCCCATCCATGACTTGAACATAACAATACGTCCGCGCTCAATCATAGCGTCGAGCGCGTTCTTGTTCGCCATGTTGCGTCCGTAATCCTCGTCAGCACAGGTCATGTTCGGAAGGCTCACGTTAGTCCGGCTTATGAACTCGTTCATAATGGCTTTCGTATCAGCCATGCGTGTAAGCTCCGACTTCATGAAGTTCTTTGTATCGTCGTCCAAGCTGTCGTAGAACCCTTCAAGCACCTGCTGGAAATAAGTCTGGAGCTGCATACGGCTCTTAATCCAACGTCCGACAGGAGAAGAAGGCACTATGAGTGTCATATTGTAAACCTTCGGCTGCACGACAATATTGTCTACGACGACCTGCATAGCTCCGCCATCAGTCACAAGCTCAGCTTCCGAACCGCCGCTCTTTGTCGGCGGCTGATAAACCATGACACGTTTCTTTGAGACCTCAGCCTGTTGCGTATCAGAATACTGTGCTACCTGAAACATACAGAAAGGCAGGGTAAGACGCTCGGTCTCAGGCTCCCACCACCTGTCAAAAAAGAATGTCAGATTGTTCCAAAACCGAACCTCTTCGTTCGAGAAGTTCAGCGTCGTAGGAATAAGTATGCTGTCTACTTTGCCTGATGTTCCGCCTGCCGTAGTGGTTGAACGGTTGTGTACGTTTACGTCTGAGTTTCCCGCAAGTCCCGGGTAAATGCTTCCTGCTGACATACTGCCTCCTACTGAACCTTAGCCTGATTAAGGGCGTTCATCTGATTTACTGCCTCGTTATAGTTTCCTGTTGAAGCTCCATAATTTGTATGCTCAGAGTATACACAGGTAAGTGGTGTGTCCACAATGTGTTTTTTGCCTGATACAGGGTCGTCAAACTGAATGTACATTTTGCCTGCCTGTACGTCAACCTTAACTTCCTGAGGCGTAGCCGTGTAGCCTGCCGCCGCAGCTTTATCCAAAACTACCTTTGCGTTTTCATTATAGTGGACAGCCCCCGAGACACGCTCAGAAAGCGTTAAATCTCGATGCCACTGCTTGTCACTATCTTTTTTACCTTCTGTGCCCAAAACCTTACTCTGCACGGCGTATGCGTTCTGAGCCTGCATATCTCCAATCGCTAAACCTGGATATCCGTATACAAGCCCGTCCCGAAACCCCTCCCAAAAAGTATAGTTTCCGGCATCCATACCTGCCTGCTCAACATTAAGTGCAGCTTTGGCTTTGATTGTGTCAACGTCAGCGTCCGCTACAAGTCCGACACCCTTATCCTTGCCGTTCTGCTTCTTTATTTTTTTAATCGCCTCGCGTGCAGTTATCTTAGCGTTCTGCGCGTACATATAAGAGATAAGCTCATTGACCTCTTGGTCACTAAGGTTATTATTGTATGCCATACTGTAAAGATAGGCCCAAGCCTTTTCTCTGTCCCCGCCGTCTCCCTGAGACAGCTTTATGAACTTAGAGCGTCCCTTGTCGTTCGCAAGAGTTGTTCCTAAGACACCCTTATTTTCAACCATCTGTATGAGTGCTTCCTGCTCTTTAATAAGATTAGCGGCTGCAAGCTCGTTTTCCTCATTCTTCGCTTTTTTCTGAGCGTCGCTCGAAGCCTCAGTAATAGAACCATAAGTTCCGTTAAGTGTGTGTCCTGCAAACAACTTGAGCTGATTCTTAAAATTCTGCCAAGTAGAGACAGTATCCCCCCAAGTCAAAGCTGTCTGATTTCTAATCTCGTCAAAGCTGTCCTTATACTGCTGGGCCTGGTCTTTGAGCATTTTTGACATCTCGGAAAGACCTGACTGCAATTCAGAGGAAGCATTGGCCATGCCAACAATACCGGCTCCGCCAGTGCTGTTCGCAACAGCGTCAACAAAGCCTGTGAGGTCACCGCGCTGAAGATAAGTGTTCGCAGCGGCTTTCTGCTCCTCAGACATAGCCTTATACTGAGTATAAAGCTGTCCTGCGAGCACTGCCGTATCAGCTCCGAAACCTTTTTCAAGCTGCGAGTAGTTTGTCAGGTATGCCTGAGCGGAGTTCTGTTTTCCAAGATATGTGTCACCATTCGCGGTTCCTGTGATGAAAGCCGCGAGAGCCGCATGAGTAGCCTTAACAGTATCTTTTCCTGTCAGGGCCTGCTCGATAGTGGTATCAATTCCTGCCGAGCTTCCCATAAGAGCCATCGCTTTGATAGCTCCCTCAGTTCCTGCCTCATGGCTCTCAATATCCGAAAGACCTCTAGCAGTGGCAGTATATGCCCCGGCAAAATTATAGCCGAAGGCATCTTTCATGCTGTCAGCCCACTTCACGCGGGACTGACTGAGCATGAGGCTGTCCTGACTCTCCTGCTGCGCGCGAGCTTTTGCAGTGGCACCGTCTACAATCTTGTATATCTTATTAAGGGTATCGTTTATGAACCCTGCAAGTTTTCCTATAAGATGAATGCCTACAAGGACAGGGACAAGCCAAGGCGGAAGTCCACCAAACACACGGCCTATAAGACCGCCACCGCGCCTGAGATTTTTCTCCCGGCGCATGATATTGTTTGCCCATCTGACCTCAGCTGATTTTCTTCCGTACTTGCTTTTATTAGCAAGAATGTTTTTCGCAGTAGCGACGTTCGCGTTATGAACAAGCCAGCCTCTCTCAAGGCTTCTCCTGTGCTTGGCAAGGTACATCTCGCCACCGTCCAAGTCGTTGCGTCCCTCGAAAAATTTGCGGGCAGCAGGAGAAAGCGGCGTGCCGTCTGCCTTATATGCCCGATACTGCCTCATAAACTCAGCTTCTTTTGCGTTCTCTTTTAACGCCTGTACCTTTAAATCCGCGACAGTCTGACGCTCCAAGAACGGAGCAGCGCCTCCAATCTTAGTCTCACTTGCCTGTGCCCCGCGTACCGCGTTCTGTATTGTACGCAGTTCAGGAGAAAGATTTCTCACCTGTCCGGCACTCGCATAGTTCTTACCGCCAAGAACAGCCTCAAGAGCGGCATTATAAAGCTGCTCCTGCTCCGCAGGAGTTCTTACCTCAGCTCTAGCCTGTTCACGTGTCATGCCCTGAGCGATAAGCTGATTTATGCGAGTCCTTGTGAGGCCTCCTTTAGTGGCGTTTATTCTCTTACGTGTGAATTTGTCTGTAGCTTTCTGTCTGTCCTCAAGCTCTTTTGTCTTTGACTTTACGCCAGCCTCATAGCGTGACTGTACGGCAGCAGGTGACAAAACCCGCTGTAAAGCATCCAAGGCAAGCTCATCAGGCTTTCCTGCTGTTCTTACTACAGCGTCATCAGGAACAGCATAGCTTGCTCTTCCTGCGAGAGTGTCTTTATCTATTGTCTGAACACCACTAGTCTTCAAAAGCCTTTCAGCTTCACCAATATTACGCGAAGGCATATCGGTAACGTCGTAGCGTGTACCGCCTACAGTCTTAAATGAGCTTCCAAGCCCTACGGTAGCACTTGCAAGGTCAGTAGCTGTCAGAGGTATCTTAAAGTCAGGGAAAACATCCTGTAGCTGAGGAAGTCCGTAAACTTCTCTTCCTGACGGGTCTGCCCCAAGAGAAGAGGCGTGTTTGTAAGCAATTTCGGTAATGAGCTTTTGCATACCGCGCCTAAGCTCTGCCATGTCCCTAAGACCTTTAATCTTAGTAACATCATAACGACGCTGAACACCTTTAGCCTGCTGAGCGGCACTAGGAGTCCAGTTTGCTACTTTCTTAGCGTGAGCATCTAAATACTTTCTGATTTCTGAGTTAATTTCATTGATGATGGCGTTTCTTTCCAGTGCAGGTACTTCCTGTGTAACAATCTTACCTGTCACTGGGTCAAGATACTGCTGGGTCATTTCCGATACCTTCTGTCGAAGGTCGAAAAACCTGAACATTTTATCGTCGTAGGTTGTGTTAACAGCCATTACTTGCCCCCGCTTGTCATCTGCTTCTGTATATCATACAGCATATTTTTCACCTTTACAAATGAGAAATACTCAAAGAGGTCATCCCAACTCTGAGGCTCCCTGTGAAGTGTCGCCTCAAAAGCGTGAAGATGATAGAGCAGGGAGCGTTTCTCGCCGAACACCATATTTATCACGTACTTTGCCGTGCTTTGTCCGGCTTGAGCCGCTTCTTTTTCCGGGGCTTCTTTTCTTCCTTCTCCGCCGCCTTTGACCCGGTTCCGCTCGTAGGCAGCGGAAATTTTTTTGATATATATGCACCCATCCATTCCACAAGCCAATTCATTAAAATCGGGTACTCGCTGAACACAGGGTAAACAAGAGCCATGTCGTCCATTTTGTCCTGCACGACCGCATCACCGATTTTTCTACGTGAGCCGTCGTCATCGCGAATGTATATGACGAGCCTTTTTCCCTGCAATACGCGCATGGTGAAGTCGTACATATTATCAAAATTATCCGTGTCACACAAAGCCCTGCACTGCTCGAACAAAGACACCCCTTTAAGCGGGTCATTTCCGCCGTCAGGGGAGTAGATACAGAACTCTATGCGATTTTCTTTGATATAGTCCCTGATAAGCTCCAAGTCGTCCGAGCCGTCCATAATGGAAGCGTCGAGCGACAGGAACTGAGGGACGACCGTGCCTTCCGCCATAGGTGCCATGTCGTCCTCCGTTTAATATCAGGTCGAGAATACAGCCGCAGGCATTGTAACGCCTGAGTTGTCATAAGAAGCGTCAACGTCCTTGAGAGAAGCTGTGCCAGCGTCGTAAGAAGCATTGGCTTTAACATTATCAAAATCAGGATGTTCTCCGTCATTTGTACCCGTAATGTCAGCAGCCTTGAACTTACCTTTCCAACCGCGAGCTGCGCCGACTGCCCAAAGAGCCTTAACAACATCATCAGAAGTCAGGGAAACACCCTCAATCCATCCGCCATAAGAAATGGTAATAGGATAGATAGGAACAGCATTACCTGCGTCCTTATCGTGAGGGAAGTTCTTGAACACAACGTCGTAGTAAACACGTGTGAGAACCTTTCCGTTTACGCTGCGAACACGGCGGAGATAGCCTCCGAGTGTGTCACCGCTTGAAACGATGAACGGAGCGATTGCGGTAAGGTCGCCGCTTGAAACAAGTCCGTCGCCCGGCAAAATCTGCAAGGTTGCAGTACCTGCCATAACGGTATTTGTTACAACGATAAGAGAACCGTCAACAGCAACTTCAGTAGCAGCAGCGTCCTGAAGAGGCTCAGCGTCGAAGAACTGGTCATTCAGCTTGAAGTTAGCCGAAATGTCTGCCTCATAGCCTGAGGCATTTCCCTCAAGCTGTCCGGCCAAGAACGGATGACCGAAGTAGTATTTAGAGCCACCCGCAGAGCGGTACTTGGCCCTAGGTGCGTTACCTAACCTGTTATTTGCATACATAAATCAGTTCCTCCCTTATACCTGAGCGATTGAGCCTGAAACCTCAACCTCGTCAAGGTCGTCCTTATAGATTGCACTCCAACTGTTAGGAGCAGAGAGCATTGTTCTGCCCTTCTTTGCAACGTCGAATGAAGGGAAGCTGAGGCTGACACCGTAAAGCCTTCCGTTTGTTCCTGAGAACAGGGAAAGGTTGTTCTTGACGATGTTCTGAATATCCTTGTAGCTTTCCTCGTCGGTGAGCTTAGGAGCTGTAAGTGTTCCCTTGTCGGAAATCATGTTTGCAGCCTGCATTGAGCAAGTGTAGTCAACGAACTTGGCTATCATCTGCATAGCACAAGGCTTACCTGCGTCAACGTCTCCGATACCACGAAGCATTGAAAGCACACAATTCTGAACTGAGTTGTCAGAAATTGTCATAAGGAAGCCGACGTTCATTTCACGAAGCTGCTCGTGATGGTCTGCGTCGTTTTCGTTTACAGAACTGTCAAGCCATGAAGGGAAACCAAGAGGCTTAATCTTAGTTCCGTCAAGGCGGAGCAAGCTCATCTTGTTACCAATGTACTGACCGCTTGAGTTGCGTTTTGCGAACCAAGCTGCGAGTACCTGAACATAGATGTTTACCTTTTCTGAATGGCAGATAACCGAAGTATTCTGTGCATCCATAAGGTACAAAGCTGCCCAAAAGTATTTAGCCCTGTCGCCTGAGGCGATAGACTGCATAGCTGTGAGCTGCTGCTGTCTTGTCTGATAGATAATCCAACACTTGTCTGAGCTGTTAGGCTTGTTATTCTCATCATAGGTAACATTTACCTGACAAATCATCCATGAGAGCTGAGCATTGAGCTTACACTGGTAAGCGAGGGCAAGAGCCAAATCCCAGTACATTGAAGGAACATCTTCCTGAGCTTCTCTTGCTTCTGTTCCCTGTGTAACTTCAGTACAGATAACTGCAAGTCCGGCAGGAAGGGCAGGAGAGAACTTAGAAATATCCAATGTTCCGACAGTAGGAATTGCACTGTCAATACCAACTGTTGTGGCAGGCATGTCAACAACAGCTGAGCTGTCACCTGCTGCGATTGAAGCAGCCTCGTCGACGACAAGATTATATGTCTTGCCGCCGTCTGTGTAGGCATAAGTTCCGGCAGGAACTGTAACCGCCTGACCTGCTCCGGCATTGATGCCCTGTGTGAAACTTGCGATTGTGATTGTGATGTCTGCAATAGCAGGGTCAACAATCGCAGTGATGTCCTTATCATTCTCAAGGTAGCTGTCAGAACCAACGCTGTCTGCCTTGATACCTGAAATGGTAACGTTTGCGCCAGCATTGATTGTCTGAGCAGAAACAGTGAATGTGTAAGTCTTGTTTCCGTCATTGAAGCTGTGAGTTCCTGCTGCAACCTCTACAGGTGCTTCAGTACCGTTTGTGAGCTTCAGATTTACGACTGCCTTTGTGCCATTAGATGTATCATTCCTGATATAAGCAGAAATGAGTGCCTTGCTACCGCTTGAGGCAGGAATATTGACAGGCTGTCCGTTGAATGAAGGGTCAAAGAGGAACTTGAAGTAGCTGAAGGCAAACAGTGCATTAAAAGCCTTTGTTAGAGGCTCGTATGTGATTGCGCTGTCAGTGATTTCCCAAGCATCGTCCTGCTCGTCATCGAAAACAATGATGTAAAGAACTACATCTGAGTTGCTGTCGTCGCGGAAAATAGGCTGCCATTGGTCAAGAAGGTCACCCTTGATGATTTTGGCATAGTTGTCAACTACCGCAGTAAGCACCGCAGGCTTATTTGCAGTAACGTAGCTGTCCGACCAGTCAATGATGTTCGCAGCGGCAAACCGCTTCGGAACATAAATCGACATGGCATTAAACAGCTCATTTGAATTGTTTACGACCACGCTTGTAACGGAGCGGAATTTCATCCTTTCCTGAGCAAGTGAGCCGACATAGTTTAGGTTTGCCATGCTGCAATTCCTCCTATTTTATCTACTAACTTCCCCCGGAGGGAAGCTGATATACATAAGTCTGTCTCCACCCGACTTGCCCTGACTGAAATCAAGCATCTCATCGTATTCAAGCCTGAATACGACCGAAAAAGCAAGCTCGGTGTTACCCGTACCAAAATAGTCAACGTTCACAGGGGTAACAGGCGAAACATACTGGAAAGCCCCAGCATTACATATCGCTGCAAATATCTTATCACATGACTTTCTTTTCGTCAAATGATGCAGGCTCTTTGCCCACGCCTCAGCCCTGCGTCCGAAGAAACGCACCTGAATCGTAGCTACCTTGTGGCATACATTAAAATTACAGTCATTATAGTCCGCAGAAAGCCTGTCATCGTCATTTATCCAATACTGAAGCCATGTATCGTTCTTCTCACTTTTACCATCAAGAGGGTTCTCCCAGTTGTGCCTCATAGGAACAACATATTCCTTGCACTTATTAAACTCCTCTTCGGTCATTCCCTCATACTCAAAAAACAGGGAAGTGAGCGCGTCACGGACGCTCTCGAACGTAACACCAATTATTTTAAAATCCGGGCCGTCATGCCGTTCTGTCACAACGCACCTCCCACAATCTTATATCCGCCTCTGCCTCGTCCCATTAAAGGCGCGGACTTTCCGTTCTGCCAGCCTCCACTGTCGAGCTGCACATAAATCTTCATATCATTTATAAGCTGACCTGAGGCATAAAAAAGTGCCTTCTCTCCGCTCATCTCAGGAATAAAATAACGCCTGCGAAGCGTTCCTTTCGAGGCCTGCCCTGTAAGATTGCCAGCCCTGAGGTTCGCTATAATATCAAGCCTTATCTGCTCAGAAAGCTCTTTAAGCTCAAGCTCTACCTGCTTTCTTCTTCCTGTAAGGAGCTTAGACCACGCGCCGCCGGACAGGGCAGAAGAAAGAAAATCCTCAACCGCTTTTGAAGTGTCGACAACCGACGTAAAACGTCCTTTCTCACCACGCAGATACTGCCCGGCTTCAGCCTCCACAAACCGTCTGAGCTTTCCACGGTTCTGCATATTTTCGGGGCCGCTTTGCCTCATAGCCTTTATATCATTGTCAACGTTTACCTGAATGTCCTCTTTAAGCTGTAAATATTTTTGGTATGCCTGAGAGGCAGGGAAAAACCGCTCAAAATAGGTGTCTATGAAATATGTTCCGCCACCGTATGTCGCGCACAGATACTCGTACAAAATGCGAAATGACATGCCGTCGCGTCCGTATTTAGTAGCTTTGCCTGTCTTACTTGTGAAAATATTGCGTCTTATGCCTGTAGAAAAATCGTATGTAATCTCAAAGTCACCTTCGCCGAACATTGTTCCTGAGTAGCCTTCGAGCATATAACTTGCCCGTTTCTGAGCAGTAAGTAAGTTCCGTCCGTTGTATACGAGCCTTGCGTCGCCGCCTGAACTTTCAAGCTCGTTTATATCCGTGTCAATGTCAACGCCTTCCCTGAGGTCATCCCATGTGAGCTTCTCGACTGAATTAAGCCTCATGCGGCTCGGACGATACTTAGTAGTCATCAATAATCCTCTGCTCAACCTCAGGAACAGGCTTCTGTGTGCCATCCGTTCCCTTAACAATCTGAAGCCTATACTCACAGAAGCCGCCTTCCTTAATGTAAGGGTCATCGTCAATTATCTTATAGGCTTCACCCCCATAAGAGACATAGCAGCCCTGCGGAATATGCTCCTCACCGTCCTCGTGGTCAACCCACATAGAGCCTGAGTGATTGCTCTCAAAGTTCCCGTCCTCAATACCAGCCTTCGCAGGCTTAGTCATGGATATATATGCAGAAACGGACTTTATCTTAGTCCGTTCCGACCACCCGCCCTTGTCAAGCGGGTGCATTGAGAATACGTCATAATCCTCAAAAAGCTCCGGGAATACCGCGAGCTGCGCTCCATATACAGCCATTTAGAACCTTATGCCGCTTTTCTTAGCCCTTTTCTTAGACTGAGAAGTTGCCTTCTGCACGACCATCCGAGTAGACTGTGAAGCGGTCTCCGTGGCGGAAGCCGATGATACGGCGGACACATCGTTCCCGTCCCCCTTCACAGCCTGCTTAGAAGCAGCGATTTTTGAGCTTCTAGCAACAGGAACAGCTCTGCCACTGACCATGCGAACCTCTTCATTGTAGATAGAGGCTTTACCTTCTAAGACAAGCTGCTCTACCGAGACAGTAATCAGTTCAGTCAGGAGGTAGCAAACGCCCGGAACATACTGTCCGCCCCCGATTTTGCATGATGTCGTAACTGTAAAATACCTTTTTTTTGCTTTAGTCATAAAGTCCTCCTTAACGCAACGCCGTCCGTTTTGCGGAGGCTTTAATCATCATGTATGCCTGCTTGCCGAACGGATTGGAAAGCAATCCTGACAAGAGGTCAGAGGAAGAAGCCGTGCTGTCCTGAAACGTGATGTCCACTCCGCCTATCTTCTTTCTCTTAATTGGTACGCCTCCCATAACAGGGACACCTGCTGCGTACTTAGGGTGCATATCACATATATACCAAGCGGTAAGATGTGTATAGCACAGCCTTGTCTTATCAAACCATGTCTGCTTGTCATGCACGTCCCACAATGTCGAAACACCGTGGAACGACGTGTAGACAGCCTCAATGGCTTGGTCGATTATGTCATCGTGACCTTCAGCGAGCTTTGGAAAGTTTGCAAGATAAAATCTGCGGAAGTCCTCCCGCGTAATTCTCGCAGGAAGCCCACCCTGAAAGAACGCTTCCATAATCAAACCTCGTTACTTTTTGTTCGCACTACCTTTTGCTTTATTGCCACCAGCCTTAGCTTCCTTTCCTGTTTCCTTTGTTTCTGTGGAAGCAGCTTCACTGTCAGCTGTGCCTGCACCAGCAGCTTTTTCGTAGGCTGCGAGCTTTTCCTTGAGTTCTTTGTTCTCGGCTGCGTAAGCCTCGATGTCCTTAACCTTGGATTTAAGCTCTTCGTTTTCAGCCTCAAGCTCCTTAATACGAGCCTGTGCCTCAAGCATCTGCTCGAAGCTGCCAGCTTTAAGCGGTGCCTTGTCAGAAACAACAAGCCAGCCCTTATCTACAACCATCTTGAAAGCGTTGTTCTTTTCAAGAAGCGCATAATCATCATCTGCAACTTCGGTAAAACCGTCGTTTACTACCTGACCTGTGGCGCGGTCAATTAAGTATCTGCCGAAGTCAACGGACTTCAAGAAGTGTCCGTTTTCCTTCAGCTGGATTTGAATGTCAGAAGTGTATGTGTTCTGAATGTATTTCATTTCTAAGCTCCTGTGCCCCTATCCGCCGGGGGCACTGCGGCTTGATTTGATTAGGTCGAAGGTGTGTAGTTCGGGTTCTTACCGATACCACGAATAATCTTCACTGCACCCTGTACAGGGCAGAGAACAGAACCTATACGCTTAATCATTGTACGTCCCTGACCGTCGCGGCTGTTGCCGTAGAAGTAAGGAAGTACCATGTTGTCAAAGGCAACAGGAGCCATAACAACGTCAGTGAGACCTGTATCTTCCATATCTGAGTGGAACTCAGGGAATGTAACATACATAAGGTCTGTATCATTGTTGTTGAACGGGTTGATGATACCTTTGTTCTCGTCTGTTGCAGCAAGCATAGGGTCAGCACAGAACTCATAAATGCGCTGTACTGCGTCCATGCTCTGAACAGGAGTTGTTGACATGAAGCGGTTTCCATTGTTATCAAAGGCTTCGTTGATGAATTTCAACGGGCTTGACTGGTTGTAAACCTTAGATGTCAAAGACCATTTCAAACACTTGTACATTGTAGGTGAACAGCAGATACGAACCTTTGTAGGCAGGAAGTTGAGTTCCTCAAGCCAGCCACCGATGAGGTAGTTGAGCTTTTCGAGCATGTCAGCACCCTTTGTCTGATTTGTGGCATCTTCGTAGATGTACTCGAAAGGAGCTTCATTCCACTGGATTTCACTTGTCAGCTGTGCAAGTCCGTCAAAGCCTGCGGCATTGTCACCGAAGTAAATCAATGCGTTGTGGAGCTGTTCGAGCATGAAACGAGTGTATTTTTCGTTTTCGCCGATAGCAGCGTTTGTCAGAGGATTTCCTGAAAGACCACCGTAAATGCTGTCAGCAGGAGAAGTCTCGAAGTCCGCAACCATGTTTACGAACTCAGAAATCATCTGATGTGTTCTTACCTTTGAGGCTTCGTTGATATTGTGCTGTCCTGTTGTCTTAGCGACGTTTGCAAGACGAGCCATACCTTCAAAGCTCATAGTCCAAATCGAAACAGCGTCTGCCCAAACGTTAGGTACGCCGACCTCAGAAACAAGGTGCTTTGCGTAGCCTGTAAGCATAGGCTGCTTGTAGATTTTGTTTAAGTATGTGATGTTCCAAAATGGAACCTGCATACTGATAATATCAGCGTCGTTCACGCCTTTAATGAAAGGTGTTGCAACCATTTCACGTGTCTTAGGGTCGCGGTAGCCTACAAGAGGAATATTCTTGTAAACTGTAGCTTTGGCTTCGTCGAAAGTCTTTCCCTTTGACATAACGCCTGCAATAGCGTTCTGAATGAAGTCACGAGCAGCGTCAGAACACTTGTTTGTGAACTGCTGTCCTCCCATAACTGCGTCAGCGTTCGCAATCATCGACTTTGCAAGGATTTTCTCAGGAAGCTCCATGTAAAGCGGTGTGGCGTTGCGAGCCATACCAGTGATACGGTAACCTGCTTCGGTTCCCGGAGCACTGTCTTTGTTCGAGCCAATGAACAAACGGCATGAGGCCGCGTCAATACGTCCCGGATAGTTTGTTTCCAAGAACTGTGCTGCCTTGCCTGCAAATGAGCCGAAACGGCCTGCTGCATTGATTTTCATAACCAGTTTCCTCCCTTACCTTACTCTGTTGCCTCAGCAATAGAAGTGCGAACATCAAAACCAATGTTGATGAGTATGCCTTCTGTCTCAGGCTCAAGCTGTTCAATCGTACCCACGAAAGTACAGTTAGCGAGTGTAGGAACACCGTTTGTGTAACTTGTAGGCACTGCCAAAACAGGGAGACCACCTGCGTTTCTTACGAACAAACACATGTTGCGTGTGATGTCCTTGAAATCAACTTTTGTAGTTCCTGTTGCAGCGGCGAATACGTCCTTGTACCAAACAAAGCCCCTCTTAATGAGAGTACCTTTCATGTGAGGCATAAGACCGTTTGAATAACCGCTCTTTGCATTCATAGGGAAGCCTGTCATAACTCCCTGTTCATATTTTACGATACCCGCAAAAACTGCGCCTTTGGCAGGCTTTGAGCCGTAAACCTTAGCGTATTTTCCGCTTGCGAGGTCTCCGTCATTGTACCAAACTGCATTTCCGAAAGGAATGTAAGGAAGGCCCAATGTTGTCAGGTCATCTCCCAAAACCATTTCAGAATAAGAAGTTTCAATATGAGGAACACTGTCACCCAGCATCAAAATACCGTTTGACTTATCGGTTCCCCTCCATGCTTTCTGTCCTGTAACAGAAATCTTTGCATCAGGTGTTGTGTATGCCATCTGCGTTCCTCCTTACATGCCCCAAGCGTTCTGCAAAAGGTCTGCGTCGCTGAACTGCGGCACATTGTCTGCCTGCTGTCCTGTCACGCCACCCTTGTTTTCAATGCCAAGAGCTTTATTGACTGCACCCTGAACGAGAGTGTCAATCTTGCTGTCAAGAGCTTTTGCGATTGCTGCCTCAATGATTTCAGCAGTATCTTTCTGAGGAGCGTCCTTCTTTTCAGGAGCGTCCTTCTTTTCAGGAGCGTCCTTACCCTTACCCTTGCCATCGTCATCTTTCTTTTCAGGTTCACCTTTTCCGTCACCACAACCTTTGAGCACTTCGTCAATGACTGCCTTAGTCTTGGCTTCGTCAGCGTCCTGACATTTTCCGTAAAGACCGTCGATTGCATCTGCAACCTTCTTCTTTGCTTCCTCGTCAGCTACCACAAGGTCTGTTGCTCCCTTGAGAGCGTCCTGAACCATTCCGACAAGAACTTTCCTGTCGTCACTGTCACCAAGACGGGCAACCTGTCCCATTACCTTAGTAACCTCAGCTTCGGTTTCTTCAGGCTTGGTTTTTGCATCCGCAATCTTTGCAGCGCAGTCAAAAACAGCTTTACTGAGCTTGAAGTCAGCCGCACCGTCTTTGTTCTTGCCAATGCCGAACATTTTAAGAAATCCGTTCATGCTATTTCCTCCTATGCTTGCGCGGCTGACCGCCGCCATAGTATCCGTAATTTTAGCGAGGCTGCCAGCTCTTCCGCGAGGAACGAGGGCCAAGTGGTTTACGTTTGTAAAATCCACAACCTCCATATCGTATTCAGGGCTGTCAGAAACAGTCCATACGGCCTCAAGACCGATTGAAAGTTCCTTCTTGCCATTCTTATATTCATTATACGAACTTCTATCGTCCATTACAAGGTCATTTTCGACATAAACGTTACCATCATCGAGCGTAACAAGAGTTGCCTGACCGCCTACACGGCCAATCTCAAGCTCACGCACATTATCGGGAGTAACGTCATCTTTCGGATGACCATTAACGAAAGGAAGATAATTGAAATCTTTGAGATGCTTTACGACTGCCTCAGGCCTGCGGTAAACCTTAAAAAACTGCTGGTTCTGCTTTTCAGCAGGAAGCTGGGCCAAGAGTTCCTGCGGAACCTCGTCCCTAGCATAAAGCTGAACGCCTGAGCGGAGCATACGACACTTTTTAACGGCTATATAAGGCTTTGAGGGATTATCCTCAACAGTCTGCAAGTCAAGTCCGTCTATGTTGTCATAAACCTTAATTTTTACACTCATAGCACAATCTTACACCCAATTCAATTATCTGTCAACATTCTCTAGCTCTGCGCCTTCTGCAACCGCTGGAACTGCTTTCCGCCTGACGACACATGCTCGCTCTGTTTTTGCTGAAGCCTGTTGTCATAGCTGTGACCCTTCTTGTCAGGATTTCCAGCAGGCTTACCGCCTGAGGCAGGAGAAGAGACCGGAGGGTTCTCCAAGTTGCCAATCTGAGCCTTCATCTGCTCTATCTCAAGTGCGTGCTTCTCGTCATTCTGCTTATCGAGCTTATCCTGACGGGCCTTGAGTTCCTCAATGACAGAGCTGTCGATAGGAAGGTCAGTCTCGCCGACGTCAGAAGCAATCTTGAGTGCAATATGTGCAGGAACAAGTCCTGATACCTCATCAAAGAAGCCTTCCATCATCTTCTTGAAGAAGTCAGCCTTCTTCTGAGCGTCAGTAAGAGCCGGATTATCAAACTCAATGGTTGTATAAGGCAAGGCAGAAAGAATATCTCTGTCTACGCCGAGCGTGTCAATCACAAGAATATTCACAATATAGCGCAGCTGGCGTGCAACATCCTTGTGGATATATTTGA